ATAAAGTTTTTAGGATCTTCTTCTTCAACTTTCAAAAAGAATCCTTCTTGTGTAGCAGGATCATATTCTTTAATACTAAATTTTTCTTGATATTCTTGTTTAGTGATATATGTTTTTATAAATGATAGGGTACTATTAGTATTGGTATATCTTCCATTAATTCTAATAGAAATTTTATCTTTTTCTGTATAATTGTAACCAGCATAAGCTGCAATTTTATCAACTATTATTTTTTTATTTCCTTCTAAGCTACCATATAACACATCTGTCAGTATTTGAGCATTTAAACTCTGCTCATATATTGATATACTAAATTCATCTGCTATTTCATTATACAATTTACCTATTGAGTTATTTGGATTTAATAAACTACTATATGTAGTACTTCCGCCAAAACTCATAACAGTAGGAGTGCCTAAAGTTTTATAATTTCATTTATAGCCACAGGTGTTGTTTTAGTTTTTAATATTGTTCTATTATGAGGTAAGTTATTAATCATGAAAATTTGTTGATTAATTTTTGCTAATTGTTCATCAGCAGATAAATTAGATTTATCTTGCACAACAATAGCTGTACCATTTTCATCATAAAGACTACCATTCAAATCTGGCTTTGGATATACAATATCCCAATTAAGCAGCTAAATCTTTTACTATTGTATCAGCACTTGTTGTGCCTTCATAATAACGTTCTTTTTTAGCCATTCTTTTTTCCTCCTTTAATTATTATCATTTTCATTTTCAGGTTCTCTAAGTGTTCTAAAACCTATATAGAGCGTTTTAGCAGTACCACTTTGATTAAAAAAATCAATTTTAATCGGTGTGTTTGGTTCTAAAACCTTTACATAAGTTGAAGTGCCTAAGAAAAGCCCTTCTTTAACTTCTTGCAGATACCAAGTGTCAAACCAAAGTTCTTCATTGACATACATATTATAAAAATCTTCTTCTCCATATCCCGTTGCACTTACTGTTATTGCTAACATTTCAACAGGAAAATCTGGGGTTTGATATTCAATTTCTTGCATACCTATAATTCCAGGTATACTAATTTTTATCATCTTATTATAAGGTTGAGTGAAACTAGCAAAACCTTGAATTTTTTCTATCTTTTTTATATTATTAACTTCATCTACTGTACCACCGGCATTATAATTTACATTAAAACCACTCATTAAATCACCTCATTTAAATTGTAAATAAGATAAGAATGATTATAACGTTGATCATAGATAATTTCCCAATTACCTTGTACGTCGCCATGCTCTAATTGACCATCGTATAAGTCGTTAATATCAATCAATCTACCGATAACGTTAGAATTATTAATATCAAAATTCTCAAAAGTAAGTTTGCCTAAAAATTTAAAATAAATTATATTGAGATTAGTAGATACGTTACTAAACCCATCTTCTGGGAATGTTTCTATTAATCTCAATTCATCTACTACTACGATATTGTCAGCTATATCAAATTCGTTCTCAGAACCTAGAAATTCGCCTTTTGAAACATTATCTTTAGAAAAGAATTGTATCGTTTCAGAATATAAACCATTTAAAGCTTTTACTCTTAAATAATAGTTCCCTTCTTTTAAATATTCATCAATTTTGAATTCAATTATGTCATCTAATGTGTTTTCTATAGTTTCACTAAGAATTACATTATTAAATATTTTATCCGTTGAGATTTCAATTTTGTAAGCTTCTGGATTGCTATTTAAATTATAAAATTTTATTAATAGCTTCTCACCTCTTAATATTCGTCCAAATTCCGGAAAAATAATTTTAGGTGATTTATATTCGTATTCATATGATGTATTAAAATTTGTTATTAAATCTTTAAATAAGAAGTCATCAATAGAATTTTTAACTTGATCTGCTACATATATAATATACTCAGTTTCTTTTTCTAATTGGTTAATAGGTTGCAAATAAATTGTTTGATTTTTATATGACATTTTAGTTTTTACTTTTTCGAAAAAATTAATATTAAAATCATTTTTATCTATTTCTGTCCCACTAAAGTTCCTAAGGAGAAATATATTTCCTTCAACAGATTTAGTATTTAATTCATGACTAGTTTTTGTTTTAGCTTTTGTTTTTTCGTCATCTTCACTTTTTTCGTCATCTACAATATCTAATAAAGTTTTTTCTGAATCGTCATCTACAATAGACTCACCGCTTGATAAGATTTCTTCTGAATCGTCATCTATAATAGACTCACCACTTGATAAAGTTTTTTCTTCCTCAACTTTAGATGAATCCTCTAAAGCGATTAAGATTTCTTTCTTAACCGCTTTTAAAAGATTTTTATTCATTTCTTTTACCATACCTGTTGGTTGTGTAATTGTTAGATGAAGTCTTGAGATTTCGTCGAAGTAAGCATAATTATAAGGTTTTCTTGTATTCAATCTAAGTTTCATCATTTAATTCACCTTTCTATACGTTTTTAACACGTTCAGCACGAGGGAAAGATCTAGCAAGACTAATATTCTTTGCAGAAACAATAGCTTTACCATCATCAAATACACCATGTCCATAACGTTCAGTAAGTTTTAAGTTTAATAAATCTCTAGCTGGGTCTGTAAATTCTTCTGGCTTAACGCTAGTTTTTTGAATTTCAACACCAACATTGTTTCCATCAATAGCAAGCATATCAAATGTTCTAGCTTTCTTATTAATTGGAGCGAATGGAGATAAGTTAACATTAAATGCAAATGGAATTCTTCCTTGCATTGATTCTGGTCCGATTTTGAATGATGCATCTGGTTTTTCTGGACTAGCATTTTTGTTAGTCATTGCAGTTAATGCTCCAGTTAAACCATTTTTAGCAAACATAACCCATGCTAATGGATGTACTAATAAATCGCTTGGAGTATAACCATTGTTGTATAACGAGATAAGCATATCTAATAAATCATCAATAGATAATGTATCATTTAAGTTGTCATCATAATCTCTACCTGTTGTTCCAGCTTCTGGAATATCTGCACGCATTTTGTTATCAAATACTTTAAAGCCATGACTAGCCATTTGAATAAATGCTTTTTGCTCTTTATGTCTAGCTAATGCTCTACCAGCTTCTTCAGTCATAATTTTAACTATATCCCATTCAGCTTCATCTACTAATTCTTGAGTGAACTGTAAACGCACACCAGCTTTTCCAACTTTGATTAAGTTGTTGCTAGATGTTTGCCAGTCTATAGTTTGTTGAGGAATCTCTTGACCTTCAGCAACATCGTATGCTTTAGTTGCACCAATGCTTGGGAAGTAAGTTGCATTTCCTGACTTCATTTTAATTTTTTTGAAGAACTTTGATGCTAAATAAACAGGTTCAGCAGCTCTTTCTAAATCTCCAATTAATACTTTTGGTATTAATACTTTTGCTTGCGGAGTAGCTAAAAAGTCTTTTAATTCAAACCCCTTGATTCTTTCACCATTCTTAATTCTTTTGAAAGCATCAAGAACAATTTTATCATCATCAGTAAGTTTATAATTTCTAACTTCATGATCACTTAATTCCTTACCTAATTCTAATTTATTTTTAATAGAATCTTGTAACGTTTTTTCTTCGTTTTTTAATAAATCTATAACGTTCATTTAATTTCCTCCTTGAGATAAATATTAATTTAGCCTATATAGAGTTTTAATATTCTATATAGGCATTGTTTTATTTTATTATTTTTGTAATAATACTTTTAATGATCCTACTACACCTTTAAAGTCTAATGAACCATGAGTACCATAGTGCTTAGCTTGATAAGTAGCAGTTACTTCTTTAGAAGAATTAGCAGCAGTTAATGTAATGTTAATAATTCCTTCTTTTTCATTTACGTTAAATCTTTCAGGTGCAATAACTGTACCATCAATTTTAACTTCAACAGTACTTTCAATTACATTAATCATTTTTCCGCCAGCATAATCTTTAGCTTGGAAAGCCATGATTGTATTGTCAGCTACTCCACTAGGTACAAAACCTAATTTCATATCAGCATAAACAGTATCATTTTTACCATAGCCTGGAAAATTACCTGAACCATCATGAATTCCACTTAATCCAGTTGGATTAGTAAGTGAATTTCCTAATACACCTTCATCAATTTGTGGGAATTCTTTAATTTCTGCATCGTAAGGATAGTTTCCGCCTAATGTATTAGATGCTCCTACGTTATTAGCGAATGTAGAACCGCCACCTACTGTAGCTTCATCTCTTAATGCCCATTCTAACCAACCGAATGGAGTTTGATTTAAATCTTCTCCAATAACTTGTCCAACGATTTCGTGGAAACCATCAGCAGTTGGGTCCCATTTAGTCAATCTTCCAGATGGAGTAGTTTTTACATAATCGTTGATTTTGACATCCATACCGATTACTGCACCCCAAGGCATTTTTAAGTTTTTAGAAATTCTATTTTCTTCATCAACTACACCAGTAATAGAGTAATCAGTAGAAGCAGCTACTCCTGGCATATAAGGCAATTCAACATATTCTTGAGTGATAATAGATGGTTGATTACCACCAAACTTATCATCTTGTAAATAATCTTTTGTAATATTGTAAGGAACCATTCCGATACCATGTTTAACATTAACCATTCCTGGTAATGTTAACACTGGGTAAAATTTACCTGTTGTTAAATCTTCAATAGATTTACCAGCTGATACAAATCTTCCTTTTGGAATTGTTACCTCTGTTTGTCTAGCTCCACCATACGCATACTCAAATAATACTCCGCCAGGTGTAACTGTTTTCATTGAATCTGCTAAAAAAGTTCTATCTAATAAATATTTTTGAGCAGGTGATGCATGTCCAGATAACACTAAATGTGTATTAGAACGACTTCCAACATTTTTATTTCTTCCTTCAAACATTGCCATGTTTTTTCACTCCTTTTTTTAATTAATAATATCTTCTAAAAAATCTCCCATTGTTACATTTTTGTTTTTGTCAACAATAGTTTCTACGTTTTCACCATTGTTCTTACCGATTGTATTGTCACTTAATTTCTTTGGTTTAATTTTTTTCTTTAACCCTTCTATTTCAGTAGACATTTCATCGATAGACATATTTTTAATTTCTTTAACAATTTTACTTCTTTTTTCATCTGTTACTTCAACATCACTTGTCATTACTTTCAAATCCAATAATCTATTTTCTAATTGGTTTTTGATTTTCTTTGCAAATGATGATAGTTTATCTAAAACAACTTCGTTCTCTGCTTCAAGAATTTGTTTGTCAGTAGTTAATTCAGAATTTTCTTCTTCTTTATCACTCAATTTTTCTTTAAGACTTTCGATTTCATCTTTAAGTATTTTATTTTCAGCTTTCAAATCTTCAACTTTCGTTTCGAGTTCTGTTATGCTATCTTTTAGAGATTCGATTGTTTCTTCTTCACTATCAGTTGTAGTGTCATCAGTTGAATCATTATCATCTTTAGTAGAAGCATCATCAGTAGAAGTGTCTTCATCAGTTGTAGTATCATCTGCATCTTCTTTTTCAGCTTCAGCATTAGAAATACTATCTGTAATCATTTTTAATAAATCATCATCATTTTCAGAATTATTTATTAAATCAATCATTTTTTGTTTAGAATCTTTTGTATTTGTTTTAACACTATCTTGAGTTGAATCATCAATTTCAATTTTAGTTATTTGAGCATTACGATCAGCCGGATTGTTAACTACTGAAATTTCACTGAAATACATATCTTCATATTGCCAATATGCTGTTTTCTTTTCAGTTGCTTCACTTCCTTCTACAGCTACATCATAAGTTTCACCTTTCCAATGTCCGCAAAAATTAAATACTCCATTACTCAGAATTTTAGCCTTACATAAATCGCAAGTGATAGTATCTGCACTAGCTCCAATAGAAAAAGTTTTGTATCTTCCATCAATGAACTTTTGAATTGCATCGCTATCAGTAACTTGTATTTTAAGTTTAACTGCTTTTTTGCCTTCGGAAATTACACTATCTCCAAAGTCAGTTTCAACAACACGACCTAAAGGTTCAGAATTAGTATCATGATTTTTTAGAAGTGGTTTAGAAAAATCTTCTAAATATGTTTTATGGTCTTTAGCTAAACTCTCCTCTGGATAAATACCAAAGTTTAAATTTTTGCCACTATGCGTAGCTTCTAGATGAATGAAAATAGAACTAGGTAAATTTCCTTCATTACTATCTTTAAGTTCAGCAATTTTTATTTTTTCTCCATTTGCATCAGTTATACTGTCAATAGAATAGTTTCCTTCTGAATCAGTTAATGGTTCTATTTTCAACGATTCTAAATCTTCTATTTCAAACGTTTTACCGTTTTCATCAGTAACTTTCATTTTGATTCTTTTCATTATTTTTATTCCTCCTTTCAATTGTGCGTTAAATAAATTTTAAAATTACTTTTCGATAAATATCTAGCGAAGTTTCAAAATCACTTCCATTATTTAATGTTTTTTCTAATCTATTAAATACTTTGGATATTTCATTTGCCTTTTCACCTTTCAATATTATATTTACTTGCTTTTTCAACTGAATGATATTTTTAGCATTATTTTTTTTATTTTTTTTCGCATAATTGAATATTTTTATTATTTCTTCCTCTTTGTTATCTTTTGAATGTTGATTTTTTGGTTCGTTTTTATTATCAGTTTCATCATTGCCTTCATTATTACCAATAAGGTTATAATGTAATTTTTCTCTATCTGCATCTTGAATAGGATCTCTACCTAATTCTTGTCTAGCTTCATCTTCTGTAATTATTCCATGTTCAAATAAGAAAGTAATATGGTTATCTGTTTTTATTTTAGAATCCATATCATTTTCGTTGAATTGGAAAACAACCTTTTCTTCTGGATTTATAATAGGATCGTATCCACCTTCTAGTAATAATTCTTTAATAATTTTTTCATATACAGATGATTCGATTGTTTTTTGAATAGCTTTTATTCTATCTGACATTTCGCTTGTCATAGAATCTCCGGTAGAACGATTGGCAGTATCTCCACGACCAAACATAATGGCTGGAATACCAGTGCCTGTGAATATTCTGTTTTCTAAATATTCAAGATATGGTTTCGCTTGAATAACTTGATCAGATGCAATGGGTTTAATATTAACTCTTTCAGTTGTAACAAGTCCTCCATCAGTTTCCATATTTTCTATTTCAGCTTTTACCAATTCTACTTCTGCTTCTGTTCCTGGTAAATCCTTTGTCCCAACTTGAACATGATGAAATGGGTTTATGTTTTTATGAACCATTCTCAACATGTTTTGTTCTACTTCTCTTAAAGCTCTAACATCATCTAATACAGGTATTAAAAAAGATTTGCCGAAAGCTTCTCCTTTTTCTCTCTTGTAGTAAAAATGTATTATATCTTCTCTAGGAAAATCTTTCTCTTCTTCAGAAGTAGTTTGCTTATATTTTTTTGTTATACCGAAACTATCTCTTAATATAGTTACTGTACCTGCATTCATAAAGAAATACCCTGCTATTGGTTCATCTTCATAGTATCCCTCAACTTTTAATTCTGGATGTTGATGACCATCTTCACTTGATCTAACTTTAGTTAAAAAGCAATTTCCATATTTAACTATATCTTCAGCTATACCTGTGAAAAAAATCTCTGTTGGTATTTCTGTTATTTCAGCCATATAATCAAGACGTTTTTTTATATAATCTACTGCATCAGGATTTTTACCATAAATTTTATAACCTTCTTTAAAAAGTTGGTCTACATATTTATCTACTGCTTGTCTAACATAACTATCTACATCATAAGCAGCAGTTAAAATGTTAAGGTCGATAGGTGGAGCTTCAAAATCATCTGGAGAACCATTAAATATTCCGAAGGTTACTTTTTTTATTATATTTTCTGCAATTTCTCTTGTTTTATTAGATGCGTCAGTGATAGCTTTTCTAATATTGCTTTCATTTTCACGCTCTCTTATAAATAAGTTTCTTATATTATTTAGTAACTTCATTTTTAACAACTCCAATTATTATTTTTAATTATTCTGCTTCTTCAAACTTTTCATACTGTAATACTTTTAATTCATTAGTTGCTTTTAAAACATTTTTCATTTCACTTACCATTTTAGAAATATCATGCAAAACATTTGAACCTAAAGAAATTACTATTCCAGCAAATATTTTATTAACTATAGGAGATAATCCTGCTTCTGGTAATAAAATGACATTAACTGAAAATGCTAAAATTAAACTTACCAATATTGT